TCGATGATATTCTTGTGCTGTATCAGACAGATATTGAACCTGCGTATATGAAGTTGCGAGAGACAAAGTATATTTATTCACAAATAGAGACAACCGAAAATGCAAATGGTTCACTTATCCAGATGTATAATGACCGCGAGTTCAATCTCTCGCAGAAGAAATATAGCTATAATGAACTGTATATGCCGGTTGTTATGCCGAAGTGGGTGTCTGATAATCGCATTGTAAGTCAACCGATAGGGCCGATAGGGCCGATGGCTGCTCCGGGAGGGGCGGGAGGAGGAGGGGCAGTAGCGCCGCCGGCATCAAGGAAATAATTGCGTTATTATCGCAACATAATATAACAATATCGTGCAATGTTTGACTTATTTAATCATATTTCTCTACCCGTCTTCATCATAAGTCTCTCGATTGGCCTATTTTATGTATATATCTCCGTTCCGAACCCGAAGATTATTTATGTCTACCCCACGCCAGATAACCTGCGCAATTTTCAATTTAAAGACCGCGCGGACAATTGTTTCTCATTCAAAGCAAAAGAAGTTTCGTGTGATAAGGCAACCGGGACGATTAAAAAGATACCTGTTCAGTAAAATGTTATGAATGTTGTATTATTATATAATAGTAGTGTTATATAATAGTAGTCGTCTAATAAATAATATGGGATTTCAACGGTTGCTTCATACTGAGACAGGTCGTATCATTATCTCCATCATTCTAGGACTAGGGATTGCGTCATTGTTCCGAAAGGTTTGCAAGGACCGTTCGTGTATTCAATTTCGCGCACCTCCACTTAAGGATTTAGAAGCGGATACATATAAGTTGGATGATAAATGTTATCAATATAAGACAAATGCTGTCAAGTGCGATTCGAGTAAGAAAGAGGTTAAGATACAATAGATAAAGATAACGCTGTATTATAATATATTTACGGCAACGATTTCATCGATGACGCTGGCAACTGAACCGGATATGTATTCACCAAATATAGATGAACACGGGAATTACACGGACAAATTACCATCATTCAATTCGGATGCACTTGCAAATGGCATCCGATGTCCGTGTGGAACCCGAAAAGATAAAGTATATCTCTCGGCTAATTTGTTTGCGGCTCATTGTAAATCCAAAACGCACGAAAAATGGGTGAATGACCTCAACACAAACAAGATGAACTTTTTTACGGAGAATCAAAAATTACGAGATATTATCCGCGCACAAAAAATAATGATCGGAAAGATGGAATTGGATATCTCTAGCAAGAATGTAACGATTGGATATTTAACACAAGAACTAACGAAGATGATGGGTGAATGTAATACTGCATCATCGGAAAATGATATGGTATTGGTTTAGGCGAAGAAGTATCGTCTTGTGTATGTGCGTTAAAACCCGGCGGGGTTCGTTCTTCGTATATGTATATCCCCAGTTCTGATATACATATTTAATTATGAGCGACACCACTAGTATTGATGACCTTCCTTTAAGTAGTCAAAATCCGATGTCAGGACACGGGAATAACGGGGCACCCTTGATTTATTCACCAAATATCGGCGGTGGTGGCGGCGGTGGTGGCGGCGGTGGCGGACAGATGCAAGTTCCTGGTAATACTATGAACGAGGTTATGCAGGGCGTACAACGCGCCAGCGCTAACGGAATGACAATGATTCCTACGAGAGATATTCCGATGAATCCGAACGCATTTACGCACGATGAACAGGCAAGACCGAATTATGTTCCTCAACCGAATATGGCACATTTCGAAGGCGGTGGCGGTGGCGGAGATTATATAACCGACCATACTTCAATGGAAAGTATTGTTCGCACCAATGCACGTCAATCAAATCAACTCGATACGATTGAAGCCATTTATTATGATATTCAAATTCCAGTATTAGTGGGTGTTATGTACTTTATTTTTCAGATGCCGATATTCCGCGCACAATTGATGCATTTTCTGCCCTCATTATTCGGCGAGGATGGAAATTTCAAAATGATTGGTCTTACAGCAACGAGCGCAATGTTTGCGGGTATATTATTCGTTATTGTCAAGCTGTTCAACAAATTGGGAGAGGGGTTGCGGTAAATTACAAACCATATCTACTAGTCGGTTTTTTTGTGTTTGCGTGTTTTCGCACCTGACGACGAGGGTGCCTTCTTACGCGAAGTCTTCTTTCCTGTATTTTCATACGGAATATACCGCAAAAACCACTCTTCATATTCTCGTGTATTTTTCTTGTTTTTCAATTCTTCATACTTTTCCGTTTTCTCGAACCGCATCGACTCCAAAGTCGGTTGTTTTCCATAACAATTAATACTGAAACGCCGTAATAAACCGGTCTGTTTAAGGCGATTGTGTTTCTGTACATCAAAGAGAAATTGGGACATACATAGGATGCGGTTGATGTCGTAATAGACGCGGTCGGCATAGATAAATGCCAAATAAAAACTTAGGAGAGTATCAATAGTCGCAATACGAATCGATTCATTATCGACCCGTATTGTATTGTAGCTATGACACGCGAGTGGCTTATATAAAAAGGCGATAACCTCGTCGCCGATACGAATGTCATAATGTTCTGAGATGACCTCGCCAACCCCTTTATGTTTTGAATATTTAACGCCGGGGTAATTATGCGCAGTGAGTTCACGAACGATTGTTTCACACAATTGACGGGGTTCTTCCGAGAGAATATCGAAATCGGGGATTTTCTGGATGATGCGACGTTGGCGTTTTGGCATATACCGCGAATACAATAGATTTGCATACCCTCCGAAGAAAACCACGCGGTTTTTGATGAATATATCGCGAACAATACGGTAAACATCGGATTCAACAAGTTGTTTCTCTCGGTTGCTAGAATAAGAAATACTGGAAGAACTGACCGAGTATTCGGGACTCGCGCTTCGGCTACGGCTACGGGTCGGGGTGCGGGTCGGGGTGCGGGTCGGACTCGCGCTTCGGGTTCGGGTCGCACTCGCGCTACGGCTTCGGCTTCGGGTCGGACTCGCATTCGCATCTAATTTGCTATTTTTCATAGAATATAAGATAAACTCATCATCCTTCCCCAAAAATCGTTCATATTTTGCAATCAATCGATACCGATGCGTTATTTTATCTTCTTCTATCGCATATTTGAAATCGCCAATTGTTTCCTCGTGAGATGGGACGGCGTAATACAAATGTTTCATATATGCACCTAAATGTCGATACTTTTGAATAATACCCGTTATTGCGTCTTTTTTCAATGCCTTTGCACTGGTATCGTCGTCGTCGTCGTCGTCGCGTCGGCCTCCACCGTCTTTTACGGAACGGGATTTCGATTTCGATTTCGTCCGATTTCTCGTTTTTGAAATACTAATCTCCCCCGTATTCGAAGTAGTCGCCCCCTCAAAACCGCGTTGATAGTCTATTTTGTCGCAATTATATCCTTTCAATGGATGATGCGTATTCAATAAAGTGAGACGTTTCTGGACTTTTTCCCAACGCGATACATCGCCATCGGGGCGCGACAGTTCTAGATACATTGCCATTCGAAGAAAGTCTGGCGGTGCGTACCTTATTCTGTCCTTTATAATCGCATTGCGAGAGATTGCCTTGAATAAATCCGGCTCCATCTGCGTTATGTCGGCAATTCCTGTGAAATTGACAAAGACCTTATATGTTCCGTGGTGAACACCGGATTTCGCTTCTACATCTTCATACCCCGCTTTATAATAAATATCGGCCAACGCCTTTGCGTCATCTAATGCATTGCTCGAATAAAAATCATAATCTGGAAGCTCGATGTCTTTATTGTAAAATTGCGCATCTTCTGGGAGAATATTATTGATCGCAGTTCCGCCATAACATACAAGTTTCTTATTTGCAATGAAATCCTCTACAATCGATATAATCTTCTTTATTTTAGGGTCGTGGGTTATTTCGGCGCCCTTCTTTTTTTCTACCAAATCAACTGCTTCGCGGAGGATTTCTAGTTCTTTTTCATCATAGGATGCTTCATCTTGCTTAAGATGATACCTTTTGTGTGGCATCAATGTCAATGAGAGTGAGAATAGATAATTCTATGATACTACTTATCATAGGATTAGATATTATAATGGTAGGTCGGTAGGTCGGTAGGTCGGTAGGTCGGTAGGTCGGTAGATTAAAGAGTAATCTTGACGCCTCCAGCTGCTTCTGCCGGTCTGGCCTCCATAGAAGCCTTCGGGTTAGGTGGTGCAGGAGGAGCAATTGTTATGGGAACATAACGCAAATCCTCTGGTTTTAATATGAATGCATACCCAACAGATGCAAACGTGTCCTCATATGCTTTAAGTTTCTCATCGCGAACCTCCTCCTGAAAACACATGGCGACGATTTGGCATCCCCAAGTAAACGGGCCGTTATGTCCGTCATTAATAGGTCGTCCCGCCTTTTCTGGAAGTACCAGACACATATTCTTCTTATTCGCATCCTTAAATGCTTGGGGGTCGCCCACATTTTTTACGCCGAAATAGGTATATTTGGACAGAAAGAGTGATTTAGAACTCATATTCATCAATTCGAATAACTTGGTTTTTCGGTATACGGGATTCGTTCCATCGACCATCAAAATGATCTTTCCCTTGAAATCCAGTAGATTTTCATTACCTAAATCTTTCGATTGATATTCGCGTCCATATTTCGGTCCAAGTAAATGCCGGGCAACTGACTTACTCTGTGATATTATTTTTGCGAGGTTATCGTACATTGTTATATTTTGCGACATAATTCGCATATGAATAATAAATGGGTCGCCGGGGTTCGGGCATTTCGAACCAGCGAAAACGTAATTCCCTAATACTTCAAATGCCTCTGAAACTGGAATATGATTATACGTCTCCTTATAATTGAACGAGTTGACAGATGATGATGAAATAACAGGTTGATTCTCTACTGAAAATACCTCAAAGTCAATGAAACGACAACCACGCGCAATAACATAAAGAAATGCATCCATACTTACATTTGAGTTTTTGAACTTGTCCGGGTTGAATGCATTGTGGGCGGCTTTAATATAATAATCACGCAACTTGAACTTAGACTGACTGTCTTCCGCGTTAATAGACGTTATATTTTTGTCAATAAACTCTTTTGTGTCTGCATCCGCATTCTCCATACCTTCCTTTACGGGCGTGGGTGTGGGCGTCAGCGTGGGCGTGGGTGTCGGCATCGACGTGTATTTATCCAACGATGTTGCAACCTTTTTACGCTGATGAATGGTCATTTCATCCTCACTCGTATTTACCGTAAAACCCTCGGTAGAAAGCGGAACCGTATCCTTGTTTGCTTGAATACTATTCCCATATCGTGATAAAATGTTCGCAGCCATTGTTTCTATACTTGGCGCAACAGGATGAGTAGGTGTCTCGGGTTTTTTCGCGGCATTAAACCCTTCCCTTATTTTTTCGCGGGTTTGATAGCACCGCATTTTAATCATTTCGGATATCTTCCATATCGCGAAAGTAAGAATAATAATACCTATAAATAAAATTTCCACCCGATATTCTTTCATTCTAATTATATATCATATATATTTTTATATAAAGTTAATACAAGTAGAATTTCAATCAAGAGAATACTAAATGACCGGTGGATTATTGAACCTAATTGCTACTGGCAATCAAAATGTTATTTTAAATGGTAATCCAAAGAAGTCATTTTTTAAAAGCACGTATCTTAAATATACGAATTTCGGTCTTCAAAAGTTTAGAATTGATTTCGACGGTCAGAAAAAACTAAGAATGACGGAAGAATCCAAATTCACATTTTATATACCGAGATATGCAGAATTATTAATGGATACATACATATGCGTGACCCTGCCGTCGATATGGAGTCCGATCCATCCACCCGCTACCGCACAAGATATGTGGGCCCCGTATGAGTTTCGATGGATTGAAAATCTTGGAACACAGATGGTAAAAGAAATCGTTATTTCAGTGGGAGGTATGACGCTTCAGAAATTCACTGGAAACAATTTATTGGCCATCGTAGAGCGCGATATTGATGCAACCAAACGCGAGTTGTACAATCAAATGACAGGACACGTCCCAGAGTTATATAATCCAGGTTGTTCGGGGGCAAGACTCAACCAGTACCCAAATGCTTATCGTACAAATAATGTGGCGGGTGCTGAACCCTCAATACGTGGGCGCAAAATATACATCCCCATCAATTCTTGGTTCACAATGTCGTCCAAAATGGCGTTTCCACTTGTTTGTCTTCAATATAACCAACTTCAAATCGATGTAACGCTACGACCAGTTAAGGAGTTATTCACCATTCGCGATGTAGGCGACCCTGGCAATTATTGGCCCGTTGTCCAACCCGACTTTACAAACCCCCTTCATCAAATGTGGCGGTTTTTACATCCACCTCCCAGTATTGATCTATCGCTTAACTCATACCCAAGCATCCGCACGGACTGGAATGCAGATGTTCATTTGATGGCGACATACTGTTTTCTCTCGGATGATGAATCAAAAGTCTTTGCAGCGAACCAGCAAAAGTACCTGATTAAGTCATACTATGATTGGACATTTCATGATGTAACGGGGAATAAAAAGCTCAAAATAGAGAATTCGATGGGAATGGTCTCTTCGTGGGCATTGTTCTTCCAGCGGAGCGACGTGAACCTTCGGAATGAATGGAGCAATTATACAAATTGGCCCTATAATTATCTACCGTATGACATCATACCCGCGCCGATTGACGATGACTGGCGATGCAACAACAATTTTACTGAAAACGTCTCTACTGAAAGTGATCTTCAAACGACTGCGTGGCGCGAACACCCCGATTTCAACTACAATAATGACCGGTATTATTATGACAAAAATGGACCGAAGAATGGAATTGGTCCAGGTATTAATCCCAGCGATAAACGTATGACCGGTCTTCACATAACGGGAGATTTTCAATCGGAAAATGAGCGCGACATTTTACAAATGTTGGGAATCTCTCTGAATGGGAAATACCGTGAGAATTTGCTCGACGCCGGCGTCTATAATTATGTCGAGAAATACACACGGACGCGCGGAAGTGCGAAACCCGGTATTTACTGCTATAATTTCTGCTTGAACTCCGACCCTCTCGAACTTCAACCTAGCGGGGCAATTAATATGAGTAAGTTTAATCAAATTGAACTAGAAATATCGACAATCTATCCTCCATTGGATAATACGGCCGAAGTAAAGGTTATTTGTAATCCGAATACTGGAGAGATTATCGGTATAAATAAGCCAAATGTGAATATTTATCTCTATAATTATGATTTACATATCCTTGAAGAACGGTATAATGTACTCACGTTTATATCAGGGAATTGCGGTTTAATGTATGCGCGGTAATACCCCTCAATAATATTCTCTCGTATATATAACCTGTATAGAATGGCCGACGACAATGAAGATGACAAGAATGAAGACGCAGGAGAAGAGGAAGAAGAAGAGTCGGGTGGTACTTTTAGCAAAGTGGGTGGATTCTTTGGCGGCGATGACGACGCCGAAAAGGACGAAAAAGGCAAAAAAGATGAAGATTCCTCCGCCGATACACCCAAAATCAAAGCATCTCCAAAATCATTATTCGATCTTAATGCACTGAAAGAGTTTGGATTAAGCGTTCTTACACTCTTTATTGAAACGCTCATTATTTCTATTATTTGTGTTAATATTCTTTTTTACTGTACTCCAGAAAGTATTCGCAATAATAGCCTGAATCTTGAGAAACTATTTCCGACTGATCGACACGAATGGCCGTATTGTTATACGAACGAGTATACCTCGTGTGAAACCACCGACGACTGCCAGGATAAATTCGGCGGAATTGCCGATGACCCCAAACTTGAAACACCGAAGAAAATATACCTGAAAGCCGCGATTCTTCTTGACACGTATGTATTCAAATGGTTCTGCCTCACGAAGGAAGATGTAGATATGGTGAAAGATAGCGTAGACGAGGGCATAACACAAGTAAACCTCCTACACTGGGAGTTTATTAAGGCGCGTTTCAAGCAATGGATTAATAACGCATTCATCTTTTCGTTTTCATCGGACCGTGCAATGTTATTGACCATATTCGGATACATAACCAAAATCTCGCAGAATATACCGAAAGAGTTATATCCAGTGGTTTCGCCTCTACTTATCCTACTCATTCCATTTGTTGTTATTTTATTAGGCGCGTTTATTCTGATGGGTGGACCGTTTTTCACCACTGTCATTGGTATGATTTTAAATCCTACCGACAACCGAAAGGAGTTCATCGGAGGTTCATTATGGTCGATTTTTACGGCATTTGGACTTGGCATCATTCCCTTTGTTGCGTTCATTGTTCAATTAATACAATTTATCGGGACGATATTTATTTATCCGTTCTTTCATTGGGACCAGTATCGCGAACTTTATGCGAAATATGTCCCAATTATCTTCTTTTTCTTCAATCTCACGCTTATGTTTTACGCATTTGAGTATCTCGACTTGAATGTCGCTGCCATTGTTATTCTGATGTTGCTTGTATTGTATCTAACGCATTACTGGCAGGGAATTATGAACTTCTTTACTACACTGAAAAATTGGAGTGGAACATGATGACGACGACGACAACGACGACGACAACGACGACGACGATGATGCAATAAAGGACATAAATATTCTATCATATAAACGATTATATTACTTTATACGATAATAATGGGTAAGAATAAAAGGTCGTCGTCGGGCATTGCCGCCCTCCCGTGTATTGGCATTCCCGAAAAATCCACACCAGAATACTTCAAGGCGTATCCATTTGTAAGCGTATGCACTCCAACATTCAATCGTCGACCCTTTATAAATGCAATGATTAGTTGTTTCAATAACCAGGATTATCCTCAAGACCGAATGGAATGGATCATCATCGACGACGGAACTGATCCAATCGAAGATATGATTGCGTCGCATCCGCGCGTTAAATATTTCAAATATGATACAAAAATGACACTGGGAAAGAAGCGAAACTTACTACACGAAAAGTCGCGTGGTGAGATTCTAGTGTATATGGATGATGACGACTATTATCCGCCACAACGTGTTTCACACGCGGTACATATGCTTATAACACACCCGGATGCTCTTTGCGCCGGTTCGAGTGAAATCTATATTTATTTCAAGCATATTGGACAAATGAAGCGATTTGGTCCCTATGGTCCGAATCACGCAACGGCGGGTACATTTGCATTCAAACGCAAACTCTTGAAACAGCATCGATATAATGATGACGCGTGTTTGGCTGAAGAACGCGCATTCTTGAAGGACTATACGGTTCCATTTGTTCAATTGGACCCGATGAAGGTTATTTTAGTTTTTTCTCACGAACACAATACATTTGATAAGCGTAAATTGTTGGTCAATGCAAACCCGGATGTGGTGCGTGATTCGCCAAAGAAGGTTATGGATTTTATCAAAGATCATAACATTCGCAGATTTTATATGATGGAACTTGAGAAACTTCTGGAGAATTATGCGCCAGGGCGACCAGAAATGAAACCGGATGTTATTGCACAAACAATTCAATTGGAAAAGGAACGAAGTCAAATGGCGGAACAAGCGGCAGCGGCAGGTGGCGGTGGCGGTGGCGGTGGCGGTGGACAAATTATTTTACAGCAACCTGGACAACAACCTATCGCGCTGAATAATGAGCAAGTTGTTCAGGTTATTCAGCAATTACAGAGTGAGGTTGAGAAATTAAAGGAAGAAAACCGCATACTTCAGGCAAAAAACGCTCTTTTACTTCAAAATCAAGCACCGTTGCCGCATACGAGTGATACATCGTCATCTGAAAATAACGCGGATAAAGATACGATTTATATGTAATCGTACGATTTTTATTACGTAGGTGGTGTGCTATTTAAGCCCTTACAAGTTCAACTGACTTAATCAGTAATACTAAGAAACTATTCTTTGATTCGTGAATAACAAACTCGCGCGTTTTATTGTACTCGTTAAACTTATCTGTAAGAATAGATTCAATCTCGCTGACAGGAAGGTCGTCGTCTTTTGTTTTATACGTGGTGGATTGTTCATCCTCGTCATCGTTGTCGTCGTCGTCGTTATGACGTCCGCGGTCCCGACGACTGCCACTATCTCTACCTCGACCACCACCATTTTTCGATTTTGATTTCGTGGCGGATGATGCAGCTGGAATCTCCGGCTCAATATATTCCCAAGTACCGACTGATTCCAGAGACTGGTTGTTTGGAGCAAATACAATTGAGTCAGAATTAAAGACAACTGCGGTACCCGGTGCGTGATTGTATTTGTCAAGTTCAATTTCGGTTATGAGGTCAAACTCGTCCAAAAACTGATTTTTGCGAATATAGCTACGAATATAGTTTATTATTTCAGGTGTTAGTTTTACGGTGTAGGTTTTATCGCCGTCGCTCTCACTTCCACTTGAACTGGCGTCGCTTTCGCTGTCGTCGCCTCCATCTCCGCTGTGTTCACTGTCGCTCTCGCTGTGGTCGCTGTCGTTCTCGCGCTTATCGCGCTTACCTCCTTTTCCTCCTCCTCCAGTCGCGGTAGATGATGAATTGACCGAAATACACTCCACCTCTGTTTCCAAAATCATACGATACTTCGAATCCAATGAAATAGACGCACCCATAATAAGTAACTGAAATGTTTCTAAATAATCCTTATATCTTTTTGGGTTTATTCAAACGCATCATCATATTAGGCGATATCCCCCCAATCCATTTCATTATCTAGGTTGCCACTACCGCTGGTTGAATTGGGTCCCGTGTCCGTTTTCTCTGTATATTTATCTAAATACCTGTAAATGCGATTTACATCTAATTTTGTTATTTCATACATTTCCAATATCTTCGGTATTTCATCCTCGGAATACTGTTTTTTCAATGTCAGGAAAAATGCAAATAAGTCCTTCTGGTCCATTGATAATTGCATACACAAGCTCTGTATAAATAGTTGATTATTGTACTCAGTGCTATATTTCGTAAGGACTTTGGTAAATCGTACCTCGGTCGGATGAAATCGCGCCTTTTTAGGAAATGATTTGTGATACAAATGATGATTGTAAAATGTTTTAATAAGCGAAGATAGTTCATTAAAAAGCCATATCTGATTCTGAAATGTTATGCGGTCGAAATAGTCGGCCTGACAGATATTATCCAAGACGAGCTTATAAAATGGTGCAGAAATGTTGATTGGCATTTTTTCTAATACATCAATAACATTTTCGTGCCATAATAATCCAATCGTGGTTCGGTCCGTCTCATTGATGAGAATATTATGTTCCGACATTGAATATTCAGTATTCAGTAATTTTTCGGTTATTTTCTTGATATCTTCATTATATGTTTTCGGTTGAAATATTGCGTGAAGTATGTTATTTGCGAGAATGGAATTGGCGGTTCGACTCATCTCCGCTACGGCTCCTAGCTTACGCAGATTGCCTTGGACAAATGCGACGATATTTTTTCGCATACCGAAATCGATATTTGCGCCCATTGTTATATCTATGATTTGTGTTATTTGAAGGGGTGTCGGGGTTTTCAACTCATATACATAACAAACCTTCATAAGCTCTTTGATTTTCTTGTCGATATGATAATTTCCAATACAAATAATGGGATTCATCGTTATTTCTTCCTGTTTCTGTTTCTTCGTTTTTTTAGGGCGAATCAACTTGATGAGAGACGTTATTCCGCCCTTGTCGCCATTATTCATTCCATCAAGTTCATCCATAACCACCACGATTTTCTGGACCTTGCGCTGAAAGATTGACATAATATTTTTGTCGGAGATATTGTGCTGTGTTATCGAATCAATAATCGATTTATTCCGTATATCCCCTGCGTCATATTTCACCATATCATAGTTTAATTCTTTCAATAATCTGATTACGAACTCCGTTTTTCCAGAACCAGGTGCGCCATAGATATATATTCCGCGCTTGAATGTAAGGTCAGTTTTGTTTTTTTGAAATGATGACAGGAACTCGCGTATATTACTATAGATCGTTTCCCTTCCAAGAAATGGTGTATAATTAATAGATGGTATTGAATGAGGTTTTACTGATTCGGTTCGTTCCATTGAAATGATTTAGACACTAGTTGAATACCTTTTTTTGTTTTTATATATTATAACTCACTATATTCATACTATGGACGCGATTCAACAGTTGTTTACTCCTCTTGATAAGGATTATTGTATGCTTTTTTACTGGCTTACTGTCGTTAATTTTATTTTCTTGGCGGTTGCAAGTTTAGGGTTCTTATCAGCAATCGTGCTTCTATTTAGAGGAAAAATACCATTGATGAGTGGCGTCTATTCCTTTTTGACGATTTTGATATACGCATTGATGTATGTTCAGTGTCGTTTGTTCTATTCGATGTGCGTCTCGAGCAATATGAAAGCCGGAACTGGATTGGGTTCGCCCTCTGACTCGCTTCCTGCAGTGGCCCAACAGGCGGCAAGTGCTTCACCTGGTGCTTACCGTATGTAAAGGGCGGGTGTGCAGGGCGCAGGGTGCAGGGCGCAGGGTGCAGGGCGCACAGGTAGTAGATTTGACATAAACAGTGCATTATGTCAAATGATTAACATTTCAAATTGCAAGGCATTTCAAATTACTGGCGCGTGAGTCTTTTCCATCAACGATACCTTCCCACGGGAGGTAGTTCTCATCTGAATTGGCGAAAAGCGTACCATCATATGGTTTATCTATTACAGTATCGAACTGGCCACAAGCGGTTGTGGTATCTGATCGGATGCCTTTATCTGATGCGAATAATCCATATGGGTCAATACATATATTGTTAGCATTGGCGACCATTCTGTCTGGGCATTTCGCAATCTCGGGCGGCCATTTTTGCGAACTCTTCGACTTCCACAGTAAAACCGCCACAGTTCCTACAGAGATAATGAATGCAATGACCGCAAGTAATAGCACCATTTTCTGAATGGATAAATTTACAAAACTGCTAAACATTCCACCCCCTCCACTATCACTTCCAGTAGAGCTAGAACTGGAGGATGAATTTCCGAAGGCGGATGCCCCGATATTTTTAGAACCCGAAATCAAATCCATCAGAAACCTATATAATTATCAGGTATTTAAATATACAATATTCTATATAATATACAGAATAATTTTGTTATGAATCGATTTGATTATCGCACCTTTCCGGAAGAAACGTTCATCGGACAACCGAAAAATGGCCGCTTGGATATCGTTACTCCGCCAACCCAAGATCAATTTGCGCTTTATGATAAAAACCCGGTTCATCAATGTGTAACATACCGCGATGCATTAAATGGGATTTGGGAGAATACGGCATTATCGAATGCATTCTTTAGCAAGGAAAATATGCAAATTATCCAAAACGGAATCCGCGCAGGTGTTTACGCGCGATCGCGTGGCAAGTATGTAATCGGTGAACAGGACTGCGACACCTTGCGCATCATTATGCGCACGATTTATCTCCAAAACTCTGCCAATTCCCCCGTCAATATCCGTGAGCAGATTATTGAATTGAATGAATTAGTATTTGAATATTGTGTCCCCAGGGTTCACAGTGAGGCAGAAGGGTATGTTCAGTATAAGCGCGATGTCAGCAACATGTACACTCCGATGGCGCGTCCTAATTTCTCGGACTACAAGCACAAGACACTTGAATTGAAGCCGTGGTTTTAGTTATTATAACAGAGGGTAAAGAAATCATAATATTATAAGTAATGAATGAATGCTAATCAGCAAAAAAATTGAAATTATTTACAATATATAAAGATATTTCAGAGAGTCAAGATAACTCAACGAATCCATCCAAATACATTTAAATGAGCCATAGTCAGCAACCCGCCGTTATTTCTACTACTACTACTACTACTACTACACAAATACGCGTAGCTTCTTTGTTTGCCGGATGCGGAGGTCTTGACTATGGGTTTCTTCAGAATTCCAGGTATGAACACGTATTTGTAAATGATTTTGACAAAGATGCGTGTAATAGTTATGAGAAAAACTTCAAAATCAAACCTATGTGTGGAGATATCAAGCAAATAGAAACAATCCCCGATTGCGACATCATTATTGGCGGATTTCCGTGTCAAGGATTCTCAATGGCTAACCCATACAGAAACGAAAATGACAAGAGAAATGAACTTTACCTTGAAGTCCTTCGGCTTATTAAACTAAAAACCCCAAAATACTTCCTACTGGAGAACGTTAAGGGTCTTTTGAATATGGGCGGTTATGAGACAACCGAAGACAAGAAAAACCAAACAGGTAAGGTTATGAAAATAATTCTAAACGACTTGAAAGAGTGTGGGTACAATGTTTCATTTAAGCTGTTTGACATCAAGAATTATGATGTTCCACAAAAAAGGCAGCGTGTTATTATTATTGGTGTTCGTTCCGACATTCAGTTTGCACCTGAGTGGCCAGTCGCACCCAACAAAATTATTACATTGAAGGAGGCGATTGGTGATTTGCCGCTAGAATATGATATAAAAAAACAACATATTGGAACAAAACACAAGTGTGTAGTGACCGGATATCTTGGAAACAGAGAACTGAGTTGGGACGAACCTTCTCCAACAATTACAGGACGTGGTGGTGGAAGTGGCGGACCAGTTATTCATAACCACCCATCTCTTATAAGAAGATTGACTGTGCGAGAGTGTGCAAGAATTCAGACATTCCCTGATTCATTTGAGTTTGCCGGGTCTATCTCGTCCATGTACAAACAGATTGGTAATGCAGTCCCTTGTAAATTCGGAGAGTTTCTCAGCACAATCTTTGCAGATGCCCCTTAAAATATGACCTTGAACCTTGGGTTGCCACGCGTTATACGAAGGAACTTGATTCGACTTATATCTTCTAGAATAATGTATCCTTTTTGTTCGTGGACAATAATGATTTTAGTATTCGTAAATAGTTTGCTGACAAGAGAATTGATGTCTTCTTTGAAATTATCTGGATTATCGATATAGGGATGACCCATTTTTTCAAGAGTCTCAAGTGTCTCTATATAGGGGTGAAGATCCGGGCGGGGTTTTAGTCCAATTTTCTTGCAAAGGTTGTAATAGTCTGGAATAGACACCTCTATTGGTTCATTGTAAATTGTAAATGGAATCGTTATATTGGGAAGGCTAGAGACCATTGCGTTTCTTTTTGAAGATAAAATCTTCAGACACTCGGCGAATTTGTTGAGCGTTCCAACCGCAACCTCATCCGGACTCGTATTCTGAATATATGTAAGCGTCGCCTGTTCATCTGGGGTAAAGATAACATTCTTTGCAAAATCTTCCGATAACTGAATAATGGCCGCGATTTTTGTTTTTATGGGACGCAGCGCATCACGACCATCTTTCCCTGTGTTAAAATCGTCTTGGGCGTCGAGTTTTTTTATATCACATTTTGTCTCCACTCCATTCAACTCTATACTTATATCAAATGGACTATTTTGTCCGTTGATGGGAATGCCTAATTCATGCGACAGTTTTTCTTCACCATCTCCTATACCACTACCACATTTGGAAGATTTGAATGGAACCTCTCTAGATTTTTCAGTCCACTGAGTATAACTCAACATCGATATTTTATCTGACATATTATTATTCGATAAATACTAATAATATTATTTCAATTTTATAAATAAAAATATAAATAATATATTATAATACAATACCTAATACTTGGATCTATACTTAGACCTTCTTAACCACCATCTTCTTCTTTCCAACCGTATTTCCACTTGCAGCACCACCCCCCTTCGCCCCTACCGTTTCAGAAGTAGCCGCCGCCATCTCCGCGGCCGTCGCCCATTTACGATACTCGGTTTCCAGTTCATCCAAGTCATTGGTCCATAACGCTTGAATCGCAGTGTCTTGGAGTCCCTGATATTCTGCCAGTTTTGTATCACGCTCTGAAAGAAGTCGACGGACATTCTCATCCGACACACTATCCATCGGCATCTTCAGCAGGTATTTGAACTCGGTATCACCGTCGATGTGTTCATATCCGTGCGCGGTCATCTTTGCGAAAATCGCCTCCTTCGTCTGACGACGCAATTCCAATTTGTCGTCAAGCACTTCCTGGATATACTTTGCGCGGTTCGTGAGGACGCGCAGTTCATTTGCAAGTTGGGAGAGCATTGCAGCCTTGCGTTTGGCGTAAAGGGCCAGACGCTCCACGTAATAATCCTCGATGATATCGTAGATGGTCGCGTATTTCCGCAGTTTCTCACGCGGGTCGAAGAGGTTCATATTCGTCGTACTTTGCGTCGTAAATAATCCGAGCAGTTTCTCGAGTTTATTTGTTCCTGCATCAGCGTCCACGATCGCGGCCTGAAGGTCTTTCGGTGTGTGTGGATATGATGGGTGAAACGTCACGGTTATATCTACGACTGAGTCGGTTGACATATCACTGTATTCTTTGAGGATGGGGGTTCCACCGCTGCTGCTGCCCTTGTCCTTCTCCGACGCAGCAGGTGCTTCCATGAGTTTCTCTAAGAACTCCTTATAATCATCTGTCCACGTTCCAATCGGGAGTTCGGTTATGCGGACCTTACGGTCGGCGATGATTTCATAGGTTCCTTTGATAAGATATTTCGGCAGTGAGTCCGATGATGATATATTCTTCACGGTTCCTTTGAATCCCTTGAAATATGGTTCAATGTCAGGCCGGTCGGCCGTCCCGCTGCCGCAGTCCTTGAGCATCGCACGAATATACGCAATAATATGAAGCGGATTATGTTGCATAATGTCCGTGCTAAACCCAGTTCCAATCCCCTTGCTTCCATTGACAAGAATCATCGGAATTGCTGGTGCGTAGTATATGGGTTCCACCATCTGCCCGTCATCGTCGATATACGACAAGACCGCGTCGTCTTCTTGGCGATAGATGAGTCGCGTCAGTCGGTTGAGTTGTGTGAAGATGTATCTTTCACTCGCAGAATCCTGTCCACCTTTAATACGAGTCCCAAACTGACCATTCGGTTCTAACAAATTAATATTGTTGCTGCCAACGAAACTCTGCGCCATCCCGATGATCGCAGCATTCAAACTCGCCTCGCCATGATGATACGCCGAGTGTTCGGAAACATACCCGCTGAATTGCGCAACCTTGATTTCCGTTTTCAGCCCCCCCTTCTTGAATGCAGCATAGAGGATTTTACGCAACGAGATTTTCAACCCATCCATCAGGTTGGGAATCGACCGTTCGTTATCATAAATGGAGAAGTGAATGAGACCGTGGTCGATGAACTCTTCATAGGGGATCGACGGCTTGGATGTATCCAGGAACGCCTCGCGCGAGTAGTTCGCCAACCACTCCTTTCGGTCGTCTGCGCGTTTCTTATTGAACGCCATATCCAAGTGATCGTCGCTCTCCTTTCCCGTATGAACGAAGTTTACCATCTTCTTATGCTCGAAGTATTCCTTGAACTCTTTTCCAGTACTGGTACCCAAACCTTTGTAATATTTCGTGGACCAACTCGCGGGTACGGTCGCGTTGGGGAATTGCTTCTTCCACTCCTCGAACTCGCCGTCATTGTAAAACAGGACCTCCTGTGCACCGCGCCTCGCTTTCAGGATGGGTGTATTCATAAACCCGATGAACCCAGGAATCTTCGTCAGAGACGGCCACTCTATCTGAAATAGGTTGATTCCCAGACCCTGAATATGTGCGCCATCCAAATCCTGGTCTGTCATAAAGAGAACCTTACCATATCGCAGTTTTGCGGCCACGTCAGTCGCGGTGTATGTCTTTCCTGTTTCAAGACCAAGAATCTGCTTGATTTCCGTAATCTCGCGGTTTTCCGAGATGCGTTTTGTCGTCTCGCCGTGAACATTGAAGAGTTTGCCCTTCATCGGATACACTCCAATAAAGTTCCTGTCTTCTTTACTAAGACCGCTGATGATACCGGCTTTGGCTGAATCACCCTCGCATAAGATAATCGTGCATTGCGCAGATTTGTCCGGCGACCCCGCATAGTTTGCGTCGACGAGTTTAGGGATGCCGCGAATCGTTCGGGTTTTCACACCATCCGTCTTCTTCGCGGCTTTCGTATCTTTGACCTCGGTCAGCGCACACGCAGCATCCATAACGCCCATTTTCGCGAGTTTCTCAATGAACTCATCACTCACTTTGCAACTCGATCCGAAATTCGCGACGGCCGTTCCAAGCTCGTCTTTGGTTTGACTAGAGAAGGATGGATTCTCAATATCACATCGCAGAAATAGCATCAGCTGCTCCTTGATTGTATTCGGCTTGACATCGACCTTCTTTTTCTTCTTGATGACCTCTGCCAACTTGCGCACGATTTGGTTGGTTATATACTCTACATGCTTCCCGCCCCTCGGAGTGTAGATGCCATTGACGAAACTTACGTGTACGAACTCATCCGTCGTTGTCAGGCAAACGACATACTCCCAGCGGGGGTCAGGGTTCTCATAAATACGCTTGACGCTGCTGTCGCCTCCTTTCGCGCCAATGTAGAGGTCGACATACTGCTGAAAATGCCGAACCGGAATAACCGCGCCATTATATTTGACTTTCACCGTTTTGTCTGTTATTGCTGCGATATCATACGTTCGCTTTAGAAAGAGTGCAGCCATATCTGCCGTGAGATTGTTGCCGGTTAGACCGAACCTCGCGTAATCGGGGCGGAAACTAACACGGGTATAAGGCCTGACCTTGGTCTTGGATACCACTGGTGGCATAATCTCGGATAAATTGTTCCTGAACTCTTGGGTATATTTCAGTCCGCGGATGTGGTCGACCGTCTCTACACGCCCCCAAACTGACCAAATAAGGACGAGTTTGAATCCGAACCCGTTCTTTCCTCCAACGATTTTCTCCTTCTTGTTTTCGTCATAGTTGGTAGAAGTGCGAAGATGACCGAAAATCATTTCAGGAATCCAGAGTTTGTGTTCGGGATGCTGGGCGACATCGATTCCGTTGCCGTCATTTGTCATATGAATTGTTCCGTCGACCGGGTCGATTTCTACTTCGAGAGTAGTGACCGGGAGTGCGTCCGGTTTTCCGTCTGAAATAGCTTGGGCCTGGCGGACCACGTGATCACGCATATTCACCATCCCTTCATCAAAGAGCTTGTAAAGTCCAGGAATGTAGGTTATATTTCGTCGGGTCAGCATTGCGGCGGCGGGAGTGGCAGCCGCCACAGACGATTCTTCAGTTGCGGCCACCACCACTGCTGCATCCATAACATATTCCATCGTCTCTGCCGGGTCAATTGTTCCAATATATGTATCTGGTTTTTTGAGAATATGCTCAATGTCCGTCATCTTTTGATATTTCTGGAGTTCTTCTTTTCCGCCGACGGCAGTTGCAGATTTAGAAGAAGCTTTAGGTGGCATCGTGAATGTATAAAACCTCAGGTACGGGTACTGTATATAACAATAAAATGTTTAACTCACTTTCAATTTTATTTTACCGGG